ATGACTACTTCTGAACAGATACGAGTTCTTTGTGTGCGTTCTGGCGTAAGTTTGTCAGAATTGGCAAGAAGAATAAATCAAACACCACAAAATTTCAGTGTTAAACTTAAGAGAAATACGGTTACACAAGATGAGCTAAATCAAATTGCTAATGTGCTCAATGTGAAATATGAACAGTATTTTGTTTTAGCTAATGGAGATCAGGTTCGATAAATAAAGAGAAGGTGAAAAAATGGATACAAACATTATTTATAATATAGATTGCGTCGCCGGAATGAATCAAATGATAGATGAGGAGTCTATAGACCTTATCATCGCGGATCCACCATATTTTAAGGTTATCGGCGAAAAATGGGATTATCTTTGGAGAACAGAAGAAGACTATCTTGAATGGTCAGAAAAATGGATTGCAGAAGCTGCCCGTGTTTTAAGAATGGGCGGCAGTTTCTATTTGTTTGGTTATTTTAGAATGTTAAGTAGATTGTTGCCTATTTTAGAAAAGTATGGTTTTGAACTTAGACAACAAATAGTATTAAATAAAGGCATGCAAGCTGTATCTGGGCGAGCAACTAAAAATTATCGAATGTTCCCTAATGTGACCGAAAGTATTTTATTTTTATGTAAAGATCCCAAACCTTTTGCAAAATCCTTTTTAAAGCAAAGGCAAAAAGAATTAGGTTATTCCGCAAAACAAATCAATGAGATGTTGGGTGTCAAATCAAACGGTGGCGGTATGTGGAGTATTTATACAGGCAAAAATGTTTGCGAGCAATTACCCACTGAAGAATTGTGGGACAAATTGCAAACAATTCTTGAATTTAACATTCCATACGATAAGATTAGTCAAACATATCATGCACAAATGGGGTTAACAGATGTATGGGATGACGTGAATTTTTATGAAGAAAAAGACCGCATCCATCCTACCCAAAAACCACAAAAACTGCTTGCAAGACTAATTCTTGCAAGCAGTGATGAGGACGATATTGTTTTAGATCCATTTATGGGTGGAGGTTCAACAGCCTTGGCTTGTATTAATAACAAGCGTAATTATATTGGATTTGAAATAGAACAAGAGTATTACGAAAAGTCGTTAGAACGATTAGCATGTAGACAGATGGCGCTATTATAATTATCTTAAATCGATAAACTGTGAGCGTAACGATAGTGGTATATCCGCTTTTTTCAAAACGATTTTAGGCAAATATATTTCATCCGCGAATTTGTTGCATAGATCGGCATTGGTTATATTATTAGTTTTCCTTATGTCTTCTAATAATTGCAATAGCTTTTCTTTATTTAATCCATTAACACGAGCAGATGGGCTGTATTTTTTAATAACATTTTTAATGTTAGCTACACTTATGGTAGTTGATCCAGAATATGAACTTAAAGGAAGTAGTACATCTGAATAAGTATTGTTTTTGGATGGGAATACATCGGTGATTATATTGCCATCATTTGTGATTTTTGATCTGTAAATCAAAGTTGGTTCTGTTAATGCGAATTTTAGCATATGAGGCCACATGTTAAACGGTGCTTTAGATGTTGACTGTGAACGAATATTGAGATAATAGTCAATCATACAGTACGCAAACCCTTTACTCTTTGGGTCAACTTCCCATATTGATGCAATAATGTCGTTGTTGTTGCTATCATATATGGATTCGAATTCAAAAAGAACAAAGTAATATCTGTAAGGATCCAATAACTTTGCAAACTCGTCATTGTTTCGGATTGCTATTAACCACTTCGAATCATCTTTCCTATTAATGCTTGTAGAGCTGCATACAGCACATTCCGTTTCTAAACTTGAAACAACTGCACCACAAGCATTACAAGACCCTAATTGATCGACTCTATAACAAGTTTTAATTTCACCATGTCTTTCATCATCTATAACTAAATCATAACCACGAGCACCAGATTTTCCGCCAGGATATCCTGTTACGACACTCACCAAATGCTGACCAACATATCCCATACGTGCCTGAGGCGTTTGTTGAGTTATTTTTGACCATGCATTAACTTTTGCTCTTAAATCAATATATAAATCTTTGATCAAGGCTTCAGAAGCTTCTATCGTTCCTAAAGTATAATTTAGCATAAAACCACTCCTTCAAATATATTTCCATTTTGTTCTAACACATTTCGACGTTTTTTTCAACAGATTATTGGAGGTGATGCAATGTACTTTAAATATCTGTCGGCTGCGTTTGGCAGCGCCATGATCACATCGGTCTATTCGGCCAGTACCACGGGCCGCAGGGAACGGCGGCATTGGCGGTCGTCGCTCCGGTCTGGAACATCATCTACAGTCTTGGCCTTTTGATGGGCATCGGCGGCAGCGTGATTTTCAGTACAAAGCGCGGCAGCGAGAAATGCGACGGGAGTGAGAACCAGTATTTCACATCGGCCGTGATCGGCGCAGTGATCTTATCCATTCTGGCATGGATCGGGGCCATATGCTTCGAGCGCCCCATCCTGACCTTCTTCGGAGCGGATGGCTCCTACCATTGTCCGCACCTATGCGTTATCCTTCCTGCTGCTGCCGTTCAACATCTTCTCGACCTATTATTTCCAGGCGATCATGAAGCCGAAGGCAGCGTTCGTTGTTTCTGTGGCACGGGGACTTGTCATCAGCGGCATTTTGATCATGGTTCTTCCTGCGCTGGTCAACGCCGATGCGATCTGGTTTGCGATGCCAGTCACGGATCTGCTGGTCATGCTTTACGCCGCTTCGATGATCCGCAAATACACAAGGGCTTTGCCGGGAGGTACCACTTATGCAGATACCCGCCATTGAAAGCAATGCACCCTCGCTGATCTGAAGCTGCTCCCTTAATAGGCCGCCCTGCACGCAGCGCCTCCCTTGCGGTATGGGGACGTGTTCGAATCTATTTGTGCCATGATAAGATAACAGCAAAAACAAAACCACCCTAATGGGGCGGTGAATTAAGAAAACATTTTAGCAAGGAACGGTGTAGCCAAACGGCTATGCCGTTCTTTGCTGTTTTTGAGTTGTATTTTGGGCTTTTTCTTTCGCCCGTTCAAAATCAAATGCACCGATGAAGTTATATACAATCGTGATTTCCCTTGTCTTGGATTTTTTGTCGGTATGGGAAACTTCGATACGATCTATAAACTCCCGTAGCATAGCAGCGTCAAGCTGCTGCATATCGGTGTACTTCTTTACCGCGCTGATAAACGCTTTAACGTTGGTCTTTTGTTTTTCCTGCTGCTTGATTTCTTCCCGTAGCACTTCTGCCATAGCTTTTAGATTGCTCTGTTCCAATTCGTAATCATGGGACATTTTGATAAACCGTTCGTCAGACAATTTCCCGGTTACATTGTCCTCATATAAATGCTTAAACAGATTATCCAACTCGGCAATACGGCTTTCGGCTTTGGAAAGTGTTTCGCGCTTGCGGGAAAACTCAACGTCGCGCTCTCGCAAACGGCTGTCTGCTGCTTCCTGCACAAACTCGGCTTCATACTCTGTTACATAGTCGATTGCTTCCCGTAGATTTTTCAAGACGATTTCATACAGAACAACATTTTTGATTGAATGGGTCGTACACAAGTCTTTGCCTTTCCGATAGGTTGAACAGATAAAATATTTCTGTTCTTCGGTGAAGTTCGTTGCTCGGCATTGATACATTTTACCGCCGCACTCTGCACAATAAAGCAGCCCGGAGAAAATACCCATATCGCCCATTTTGGTGGGGCGGCGGCGGGATTTTCGTATGTTCTGCACAATGAGAAATACACTTTCCTCTACAATCGGCGGCTGCGTGTTCTCAAAGATCACCCATTCGGACGGGTCGTTCCACAACTTCTTTTTGCTCTTGTAGGATTGCTTGCGGGTTTTGAAGTTTACAGTATGCCCTAAATACTCTATCTTTTCAAGCATACGGGAAACCGTTTCATTCGTCCACTTGTACGGGTTTGCCCCCGGCTTCGGCTTGTTGCCGACTTTCATACCCTTTGACAACCAATAGAAAGTAGGATTGAGGATTTCGCTTTTCTCTAACCATTTTGCAATTTGTGTCGGTCCCATGCCGGAAACGCACAATGCGAAAATCTGCTGCACAACGGCTGCGGCTTCCTCGTCAATAATCCACTTCTTTTTGTTGTTGGGGTCTTTCATATAGCCATAAGGCGGGATTGTAGTAAGGTGTTCGCCGGATTTTCCCTTTGATTGCCAAGTAGCGCGTATCTTCTTTGAAGTGTCGCGGGCATACATTTCGTTGAACACGTTGCGGATTGCGGTAAACTCGTTTTCGCCCCGCGTACTGTCAACTCCGTCATTGACCGCGATAAAATGCACGCCAAAATCGGGGAACAGCATATCGGTGTAGAAACCGACTTGCAGATAATCACGCCCGAAACGGGACATATCTTCTTGTGTCAAGTAGGAACTAAAAAATTTTTGAGATTTTACAAGCCGTTCATAGGTGGAAGACCACCCATGAACGGCTTGTAACATTCAGCCTATTAGATTTCTGCATCCTCAAAGATGTCTTTGAACTTCCAGACGATTTCGATGCTGTCATGCCCATGAACATAGATAGCGGAGATTAGAGCATGAGCAAGCTCGTATGTAAGCCCTTCGCCTTTCTGGTATTCGCCGAGCACCGCATCAAGCCTTTCATCCGAACAGGGATGTTCAGAATCAAGCTCCTGCATCCGCTGATGACCTCGCTGGATTGCTTCTTCATTCTCAGACATCTTCGTGTCTGTTTCTGCTTTCCGCTTGAGATATTCGGCCTTTGTGATGCTGCCGGAAGTGTATTTCTCATACAGCCGGAGCTTCACTGCCTTGAGCTGTTCGTACTGTTTCTGCAAATCACGGATTGCATCCGCGCATTCTGAGATGGCAGATTTCCTGCGCTTGCTGATCTCGTGTTCTTTGACAGCTTTCTTTTCAACCAGTGTGAGCATTTGCCCAATCGCTTTGTAAGCAGTGTCCTCAATCCATGCCTCGCTGTATCTTTCACCAACCGGACAATCCGTATCGCGGTCATGTGTTGAGTGGGTACACTGATAGAAATATCCGCTCTCATTTCGGAGCTTTCGCCGGGTAAGGGCGCGTTTGCAGTTGCCGCAGCACACAAGACCCTTGAGGGGATAATAGCGCAGATTCCGTTTGGGATTCTTCTCACCGCCCCGGATGACTGCCTGAGCCAACTCAAACTCTTCCTTGCTGACAATCGCTTCGTGCATCCCTTCGACGATGATCCAGTCCTCTTTCTTTTGAGAAATAGTTTTCCGAGAACCTACGCCGCCGGATTTTCGCTTGTGGCCGACCGTTGCCCCAGTGTAAACATAACTCGTCAGGATCTTGTAGACCATAGAGGCTGTCCAGCTTATCTTTTCGCTCATGCGACTATACTTCTTCTTGTCAGGATGTTTGTCTTTGAAATATTGCCCGGGCGTCGAGATGTTATCATCGTTCAAGCTAAGGGCAATCTGTGAGGTATTCCTTCCTTCAAGGGCTTCATCGAAGACCCTGCGCACGACCTCAGCGGCCTCCGGGTCAAGCTTGAGCTTGTTGCGGATTTCCGGGTGAAGCACATAGCCGTAGGGAGCGTACCCGCCCACATACTTGCCCTGCTTCATCATCTGGATTTTGGCCGTTGTCGTTTTGACCGAGAGATCCTTGCTGTACGCCGCATAGATGATGCTGCGCATGACAACCTCAAGACCGCCGGTTGTTCCCTTGTAATCGTCGCTGTCATACCCGTCGTTGATGGAGATGAAGCGAACGCCCATGAACGGGAAAGTGCATTCGAGATAATTGCCCGTCTCGATGTAATCACGAGAAAAGCGGGAAAAATCTTTGACGCAGATCAGGTTGATCTCCCCGTGCCGGACTTTCTCCATCATCGCCGAGAACTGAGGACGATGAAAATTTGTCCCGGTATAGCCATCATCCGCGAACTCAAGCCTCGGATATTTGGAAAGCGTCGGATGGTTGTCAAGGTATCGGTTGATGAGCATACGCTGGTTGCTTATGCTGTCACTCTCAGCCTTGTTGCCGGTGCCGGTATCTTCATCAGCCATAGAGAGGCGGATGTAGATACCGATTGTGTAGTCTTTGTTCATTTACATCGCCTCCTGAACTTCTTTGATACTCTGAATGGTCAGCTCGTAGATGTCACCGTACTTCATGACCAGTTCGACAGCGCCGCCCTCATGGACTTTGACCAATTCAACAGACTCGTCTACTAAATCCTGAGAGAGCTGCGTTGCCGTGCTGACGGATTTCATCAAGGTAATCCACTTGTTATCGACCGACATAGCTTCGTCGAACTTGCTCCGGCGCTGTACTGCCTCATCCAGACGGCGGGACAGGTCAGCGTATTGTTCGTCATAGCTCTTCTTGGCAAAGGAGTATTCCGCTTCATCCAGAAGCCCTTCGGCATAATCCTCGTAGAGGCGTGTCCGCTTCTTAGAAACGCCGTTGAGCCGCAGATTCAGGCTTGTAATGAGGGCATTTTGTTGATCTCGGATGTTTTTCTCGCCCTCGCTGCCCCTGAGCTTATCCAGCAGCTTGTCATAATCAAGCGCTGCCTTGACTTGAAGCTGGATCGCTGCAAGCACATTCGCTTCAAGCATGTCCTGCCTCGTATAATGGGAAGTACAATGCTCATAGCGCCGACCTACTGAGGTACTGCATTCATAGAAGGCATACCAGCGCTTCCGCTTGTCCTTGTCGATCCGTTTCCGGTGGAAGTACATCTTCTTCCCGCAATCAGCGCAGACGATTTTTCCCTCGAAAAGGTTTACGAGCGTTGCCCGGATTTCCTCGGTTTTCTGCATACTCGTCTGGCGAGCCTCAGAAGCCGCTTGGAGGATGTCCTGCACCTTCTGGAAGTCTTCACGGGAAATAAGCGCTTCGTGCGTGTTCGGGAACACAATCCACTTATCCTTGTCCTTGACATTATGGGATTTGATGCCCTTGTAGATCGCCTTCATGGAGCGGCCAAGGACGGTATCACCCACATAATGCGGATTGCTCAGGATGCCGTACAGCGTTGAACTGTACCAGCCTTTGCAGGAGCAGCCGTCGCCTTTGCGGGTTCCGTTCTGGCGTTTCCGCAGCTCCGTATTTGGCGCACCCAGCCGGTCAAGCTCGTTAAGGATCATCGGGATTGACCAGCCCTCGATTTTCCACTGGAACATGAGCCGCACATACGGCGCTGTCTCTTCGTCAATAACCATGTTTGTATGGTCTTCATTCCACCGGTAGCCGTACGGAAGATTGCGCTTCTGGAAGGTCCCTTGCTCCATCTGTGCTTTCAAAGCGGTGGAGACTTTCCGTGAAATATCCTTCGAGTACAGGGCGTTGATCATGTTTTGCAGCGGGATCATCAGGCTCTCATTTGAGCCGTCCGTATCAAAGTTGTCGTAGTGTTCCTTGATTGCAATAAACCGCAAGCCAATCTGTGGAAAAATGCGCTCAAGGTAGGTTCCGGTTTCTATGTAGTCACGGCCAAAACGGCTGAGATCGCGGACTACAAGGCATTTGATCCTGCCGCTCTTGATGTCAGTCATCAGGCGGTTAAACTCAGGCCTGTCGAAAACCGTCCCCGTCCGTCCGTTATCCACATAGACATCGACGAGATCGAGATACGGGCAACCGGCAATATAGGACTTGCATATCTCAATCTGATTGGTGATGACATCCACCTTCTCAGATTTGCCGCTATTCTCCACGGAGAGACGGGCATAAATGGCTGTCGGGAAGATTTGCAGCGGTGCTGCTTCGCAAACCGGCTCTGCGGCTGCGACTTTTCTGCTTTTTCGTGCCATGCGCTCATCCCTCCTTTATCCGGCAACGGCAAGTTCGTCGGCATAGCCGAGAACATATTCAAGTGTCTGCTGATACTCGTCTTTGTACTTGAAGACAATCTCTATCGCGTGATCCTCATAAATCAGGATGCGGTCAACCAGCGCCATGAGGACGCGGCGGTTCAGCTCTTCAATGTTTTCATACTGCTTGAAGAGCGTGACCCAGTTCCGTTCCGTAGCCCCGGTTGCGACCGACTGCTTCATTTCCTTCTTCACCCGAAGAAGAGCTTCCTGCTTTTCCTCAATGATTTTGGTGTAGCTGTTGCGGAACTCAAAGTATTCCGACTTGTCGATGATCCCATCCGAGAGGTCTTCATAGAGCCGGAGCTTGAGCTTCTGATAGCGCTCAATCTCTTCTTCGAGCTTCGCAATCTGCGCTTCATAGTTGAATGCCTTGCGGTTCTGAGAAGGAAGCCTCTCAATCATCTCAAGCGCTTTTTCCAGATTGACCACAAGCTCGATCTGGTCATGGATGGCACGGAACACCTTTTCCTCAACCTCTTTTGCGCTGATGCTGTGTGGGCTGCAGGTCCGGTTATGCTTATTCGTTGAGCAGACATAGTAGATGTATTTCTTTGTCTTCGACGGGACGGTCTTGCGTGTCATAGACTGCTGGCAGTCCCCACAGAACAGGAAGCCGGAAAACAGGTGTGCCTCATCCTGATCAGGCGAGCAGCGCATATCCCGCTTCATCATGGTCTTGACGGCCATGAAATCCTCATAGGAAACAAGCGCTTCGTGCGCCCCCTCGACCTTGACCCACTCGGTTTCGTCTTTCGGCTGCACAACGCGCACCTTGTAGTTTGGCGTACCGCGCTTGCCTTGGGCAAGGACACCGATATATACCTCATTGGTGAGGATGCGCTGGACAGCCTTGTAAGTCCACTTTGCAGTGTCGCCGGTCTTGAAGACGGTATCGAACTTCACTCCCGCCGAGTGCTTATACTCCATAGGGGAAAGCACGCCCATCTGATTCAGCCTTGCGGCAATGCGACCGATGGAGAAGCCGTCCTTGTACATGGCAAAGATCATCTGCACATACTCGCTGACGGCCTCATCGACGATAAGCTGGTTTTTGTTATCCGGCGATTTCTTGTAGCCATAGGGAGCGAATGCCCCGACGAACTCACCGTTCTTTTGCTTGACCTCCAAGCTGGATCGGATTTTCATAGAAATATCCTTGCAGTAGGAGTCGTTGATGAGGTTTTTGAACGGGATGACAAAGGAATCCGACTGCGGATCGCCGGTCAGGCTGTCGTAAGCGTCGTTGACCGCGATAAAGCGGATGCCGAGCTGCGGGAATATCTTTTCCAGATACCGCCCGCCGTCGATGTAGTTTCTCGAAAAGCGGCTGAGGTCTTTGACCACGATGCAGTCAATCGCGCCTTTGCGGATTGCGTCTTCGAGCTTTTTGAAGTTCGGACGATTGAAGGAAACGCCGCTATAACCATCGTCAACGAACGGCTCGCAGACGATTTCCAGATCGTCATGCCGTGCAATGTAGTCCTCGCAAATGGCTCTTTGGCTTGCGATGGAGTTGCTTTCAACTTTGTCCCCGTCTTCACGGGACAGGCGGCAGTAAATCGCCGTCCGGTAAACTTTTCCGGGCATAAAAATAACCTCCGTTTTCTGTTTGGTGTGATACATCAAATCAGAAAGACGAAGGCTTCTGCTTCTTGTATGAGGAAAACACGATAAAGCCACATGACCCTCAAGGGCAGCGGCTTAGTCCATGTATTCTTTTTTGACCTGACTTCATTGTATCACAGGCTCAATCGCTTGTCCATAGAACCGGGCGAAAAGATTCAGTTTGTTCATAATCAAAGTCCTCTCAGATAATGTTCCAGACAGTCCTCCAAGGTGGTGTCTGTCTTCGAGAAGCTAATCTTCACGACGGTCTTCCCGTCCAGATAGCAATACGGGTTTCTGATCTGTCGGATAAAATCCCGCAGCCGGTCATCCTGCGCAGCCGCAGGCTCAAGCCGGATGCTGTCCCGCTGGACAAGGGTACTGCGGTCAACCGTCTTCGGGTTGACGCTTCTCAAGGCTTCTACGCTCATCATATTACAAACACCTCCCTGATGATGTGAATTGTATTCAGGACAAAAGGATATGGCGGAGCGCCGGTTAGGGACACTCCGCCACATAGTTTTCATCCTGAAAACTTGTATGCTGAATGTAGCTAATTGGTTTGTTTCGTGTTCCGGCATATTTGCAGCTCGCACCCCTGCCAGAAGAGCCTTGCGGCTCCGGGAATGCTACGGACTACCAACGGTTAATCGGTATCATGGGACTCTCACCCCTCCGAGGAACGCTCCGAGCCGCCCCCGGCAATCCGGGGACGGAAGTATCATTATACCCAACTTCTCCATCATCGCGAACAGCCGCACCACACGGCAGTTTAGCCTCTCTGTTGATCGCTCGCTTCCGTGAGAAAGGTCTTGGCGGCAGAAGGCAAGTCGCTTCGAGAAAAGAGGAAAGATCCGCAGCACTGGATATTCTGTTTTCAAGGTACTGTGAAGCGGGTCTTGATTGACCCCTTCACTTTACAACGGACATTTTTTGAGCGAATTAGCGGGTCTCTCAAAAAATTTTTTTGAATTTTTTTCTGATCGCATCCCGCGTGTCTTTGACAGTGGAAAACGAAAGGCCGTTCTGCTTGGCATACGACAGCATACTCATGTTGCCGCGCATACAATTCATGTACACATCAAGCTGCGGCTTAGTCAGGCTGCGGATAAATTCCTGTTCGAGCAAGCCGGTGATGATGTCTTCCTCCATCTTTTCCGGGGACTCCAGCCATGCGGATGCCTTTACATCATCTTCCGGCACAGCGTCCAGCGACAGCACAGTGGAAGGCTGCGTTTCCTCGCTGTCTTCGCTGTCAGATGCTCCCCCGGTATCGTAGGAGCGACGGAGCTTCTTCTCCTCATTGCGGAGTGCTTTCATGACCTCGCGGTCAACCTCCGTAGTCTCGCCGGTGTCCTTCACGCGCACCATGCACTTGCCATCCTCGGAAATCCAGAGGTCGTAATCGAACTCGATGGGTGTTTTGGGGATTCTTTTCATTGTCTTGTCCTTTCCGCTGGCTCGGAGCAGCGGATGGACAAGACTAAAAAAGAGCCGCATGACGGTGAGCTGATCTTCCCATACCGATAAAACAGAGCTTAGAAAACTCTGTTCATGCGGCATTAGGAAGACTCACCAATCAGCGGCTCCACAGCACAGCTATAAAATATTGAATTGTATTTGTTATCTCCTTACCTTCTGTGAAGGCGGAGGTATAACCGTCTCATGTTGATCACATCAAATACGGTTTCCCGGCCACAGGCTTTGCACTTGGCCTGTATGTGACCACGGGAATCCTCGAATACGGCGATGGCGTTATGCCCACAATAGGGACACTTCACCATGCGCATCTTCTGGTTGACAATGGCGCTTCGCGCCCTGCGGATTTTCTCCTGCATCTCAGGTGAAGGCTCTGAGACACGAATGTTTTTCTTCATGCCCACACCTCCAACGGATCGCTATACTCACTGTATGGCCGGGTTTCCAAGTGGCCGAGCTGTTTCAGCCGGATGACGGCGGCTGTCTTGGAAACGCCGAACTGCTGGCAGATCCTATCAAGGGCAACCTTATCCCAATAGGCAAAGGTTCCATCGTAGCTGATCAGCTTCCGCCCTCTGGCATAGTACGCAACGGCAAGGTCGATTTCCCGCTGGGGCATCAGGATCGCCGCCCCTAAGACATTGGCCTGCCATTCATTCCAGTCCTCGCGGGTCTTTAGCTCCCGCAGCGAATAGGCTGTCCGGGCGGAGTATTTCCGCCGACAGGCTTCCTGGATTTTATCCGTCTCCATCTGAAACAGGATTTGATGGGCGCACTCATGGGCAAGCGTGAACCGGCGCTTTCCGCAGAGCTTTCGTATCTGGAAAGGTTGAATAAAGCTCGCGTCCATCAAGACCTGATTGCGGTGAAGCGGAATTTTCCGTTGAATGCCATCCATCTCAACAATGTATTCGGTATCTGCATAGGATGTCAGCCCGCAGATGCTTCCATCGGGTGACAGCGGTGCGAAAGACACATCCAAACCGAGATAGTCACGGGCAAACTGGTCAATCGGCGTACCGCGAGGCAACCGCGCCTCTTCGGTATCAGGACCGAAAAAGAACTCGTTGAAGTCCTTGGTGACCGCCACCGCGATCTCTTCAATTTGCCTGTGTGATAAAATCATCTTGCTCCCTCCTTTGCTTCTACAAACCATTTGTTGCCTTCTTGGAAAAGATAAGATTCCCTTCCACGGATCATCACAGTATATCGGATGCCCCCGCCGCCTACCTTTTTGGAAGCGGCACGGCATTTATACAAGATTTGGTCAATCTGAAAGATCAGGCCGTTTTCCCAACGGATGAACCGGGGATGACAGACTCCTTCTTCGTCAACATCCAAGTTGACCGAAACATACGCCTTCCGGCAATGTGTGTTCGTCATAGCCTACCTCCTACTGTCTTGAAAGTTACACATAACCATGCAAAATCGAACTATTCCTGTTGACACTCGTATTGTTCGTGTGGTATCATTAACGCGAACGGAACTTTCGTGTTTGCATAAAGTATAGCACGAACAGCATTTTCACGTCAACAGGTTTGACGCAACTTCTGTTCGTGTTCGCAAAAACTTTTAGAAAGAGGTGCCTTATGAGCTTCAAGGACAGACTAAGAGAAAAAAGGTTGGAAGCGAATCTCACACAGGTGCAGCTTGCGGAAAAGGTATCGGTAAGCGCAAGGACCATTCAGAATTATGAGTCGGGTACCCGCAAGCCTACAAAGTACGATGTTGTAGAGAAGATAGCGGCGGTTTTGGGTACTACTCCCGAGTATCTTCTTGGGCAAAGTGGAATGCTTGTTGTCGCGGCGCATGAGAAGGGCGGCTCAAAAGCAGCCAGAGATATTGATGAGCTTGTCAGTGAAGTGACCGGTATGTTTGCCGGTGGACGGCTCAGTGACGAAGCGCTCGATGGCGCAATGAAGGCGCTGAACGAAGCTTATTGGATCGCCAAAGAGAAGAACAAGAAATATTCTCCGAAGAAATACCGTAAGAGGGCAAGCGAACAGTAAGGCCATTCGCTGTTTGCAATGTCCCCATCAGCGGGAGGTGAGACGATGAATGCTGAGAATCTCTCGAAGGTCGGCAGCAGGCTTGTAAAGCGCTGCGGGACACGAGATCCATTTCGCATAGCACGGCAGCTTGGCATTGAAGTCCTGTTCTGTGAGGACTTCGGCCCGCTCAAGGGAATGTATCGGGTCATCAAGCGCAGCCGTTTTATTTTCATAAACGAAAACCTGAGCGCTCAGATGCAGCGGATTGTCTGCGCTCATGAGCTTGGGCATGATCAGTTGCACCGCAATCTGGCAAAAGGAAGCGCGATACAGGAGTTCATGTTGTATGACATGACCACGAAGCCGGAGTATGAGGCGAACATCGTTGCCGCAGAAATCCTGCTCGACACCGATGAGATTCTTGAGTACATCTATGACTATGGCTATACATCCGAACAGATCGCCCGGGCGATGGAAACGGACATTAACCTTGTCGCATTGAAAATCGCCCACTTGGCGGAAACCGGATATGACCTCCGGCGCATTGAACATAAGAGCGACTTCCTGAAATAAAGACTTTACGATGGAGGCGACGAACGATTTGAACTATGACTCCTATCTTGCCCATGCCATAGAGATTTTTAACGACAGGATGGACGCTGGCTTCTCCGGGGATGACATCATCCTTACCTGTTTCATGACTGAGGATCAGAAGGAAATTTTCGAGCAGTTTTGCTCCAAGTATTTCCCTTACCGGCTGAACGACCGGTATCAGGAGGAAGGTTATTTTGACTTTCGGGCATCCTCTTTTATCGGGATGGATAACGGCGGCAAGGACGGCATCCTGCTCCGCACGGACATACCCTATCATCCGGTTGAACTGCTCCACATCTTCCTGCATGAGCTGGCGCACATCTACTGCGCCCACCATGAACTGGACGGGAAGAGCTTCTATGACGAATACTGCATGGACTACGCGCCAACCAAACAAGAGGACGGCATCATCAACGCCGGATATGCGGTTTGGCGGGAGTGCATTGCAGAGATCATCGCCATTGAGCTTGACGATAACTGCAAAATCGTCCCTCTCAAGAAGAAGGCAGATGTACTCCGTCAGCTCAAAAGCGAAATCGAACCGGTAGACGGAAAGCTGGCGGTCAGTGAAATTTTGACGGCTATCATGACCAGCTCAGAGATTGAAGCATCCCAAACATGGGAAGAAGCAGAAACGGCCATCCAAAGCCTGAACCTGTTTGATACCCCGCCGGAGATGGACTTATTCCGCCTTGTCTACGCCCAGCTAAGAACCACCTTCCTTGAGGTCGATGTGGGCTTCATCCATGAGCTGGGCTATCTATACTTAAATGTACTTTCTATGGCCGTCATCCGCAATTTGCGCCAACACTGATTTGTTAAAGTTGGGAGTGAGTAAAATGATGGAGAAAATGGAGAACATTGTGTTCGACCGTAATTATGAAGAAGACGAGCCTGACCCACTGGCTCAAGCTATTTTTGACCGGGTAAACGCCCCCGGCGGCTTCTTAGAAGAATTTTCAAAGAAGATGGATGCCATCCCGAAGGTGATTGTTCCGAAGGATAAGGAAAACTACGAGTATCTGTTGGGAAGATGCGACGAGTTTGCAAAGCGTCATCACGGCAAAATTCATGGTGTCGTTGACTTTGAGCATTGGGACGCCCACATCGACCTGACGCTGCCCATGCTTGAGTTTGACGATCCAGAGGATATGTCGCTTCTAAAAGACATCGGGGAAAAGGCGCATTATTGCTGCATTACCACACAGGAAGACGGCAAATTCCATTTTCATGTCATGATCAATTATTTCGAGGAAATTATGTCAGAGGAATACGGCGACTATCTGAAATTTGAAACGCTTGCTGAGGACGATGAACTGGCGGCTATGCTCAATATGGGCATCAGCGAAGAAGATGAAGCCGTTGTCCGTCTGATTGGGGAAATCCTCGACCGGTTTGACAATGAAACTCATGTGGACAAGACCACCGCATTTAAGGCAGTAGCCAGCTACTTAATGCAGAACGACCCGGATGCGATCAGTTATGAGCTGATTGCCGCCACACTCACCGCCTTATTGGAAAAAGTATTGGACGATGAAAAGCACGAGGAGGACTGAAACAATGAAATATCTTCTCTACCGCTCTTTTGGAAATCTTGAGAAAGATGTCAAGAAGCACGAGCTGGTTGCCGTTGAGTATGGAAAAGACATTGACGATGTGGCCGATGCGCTGATTAAAGCGGCAGCGGATGACCTTGCCGGTATGCCGGAATACGAGCGCTGTGAGACAGCGGCCTATGCACCGGAGCCAATCAAAGATTTTCGGAAGGTCCGGCGCTATCAGTATGAGATGACGGGTATCGTCTATCCGCCGAATGCTGATAAGAACATTCTGATCGACTTTGGCATTGTAGAAACACAAGAATAA